TAAATACGTATCAAAAAGAGATGGAGAGTATTCCTGAATTCAAAGAAGGAGTTTTAAAACCAACCCATAGCGTAACTTGGATTCACCTTGGAACATTCCTTTGGTATTTGAAATGGAAAGAAGCTAATCGTTATAGATCAAAAAAATTGAAACCTTCAGAGGTTGCATAAAGAGGAGGAAGCAGAGTGAACACGCCGCAAATTTTTAATTTTGAAAAAAATGAGGTTCGAACGTTTCTAGAAAATGATATTCCGTATTTCGTAGCAAACGATATTGCCAAAACTGTGGGATATAAAAATCCTAGCAAAGCCACTAATGACCATTGCAAAAAAGCGATTGAAACATGGGGTAACGATTCGTTAGGTCGTCGTCAAAAATTCAAAATTATTCCTGAATCGGATGTTTATCGTCTAATTATCAAGTCAAACCTACCAGGTGCCGAAAAGTTTGAAGCATGGGTAATGGAAGAAGTCCTTCCAACAATCAGAAAAACAGGTAGCTACACAAATGTTCCTCAAAGCTTTGCACAAGCATTGCGACTAGCAGCTGACCTAGAAGAAAAGAACCAACTACTAGAACAACAGATCGCTGAATATGAGCCGAAAATCAGTTACCTAGATATGATCCTATCATCAACAGATACAGTAGCAACGTCTCAAATCGCAGCTGATTATGGAATGTCGGCAATCGCACTCAATAAACTGCTTAATGAGTTAGGTGTTCAGCATAAAGTAAGTGGTCAATGGATTCTGTACCGCAAACATATGAACCAAGGATACACAAAATCGCACACAAGCGAAATTCCAAAAGCTGATGGCGGCGTAAAAGTTGTGATGAATACTAAATGGACGCAAAAAGGTCGTGTTTTCATATACAACTTGTTAACTGCAGAGGGTTACTATCCTCAAATGGACCTACTGGATTAAAAATAACCCCACACGGAAGGAGGGGCAGAATTGGAAAATTTACCAAAAGTAAATATATGCTCTTTGGAACAAGCTTTTACTAAAGTTATTCAAGAATATATCAAAGTTGAAGGTGTTCTCCCTCAAAAAATTCTTCTAGTTGCGGAGGGGTATAGTCAGTCACTTTCTGCGAAACAAACTGTTTCGTTATCTGTAATGGAAATTCCTTCGAACCGCGGGAAGTCTTAATAGTTAGACTATTTTTCCCAATTTGAGAATCGTTATATCTGAAAAATAAAAGCCCTGTTACAGACTCGAATGGAGCAATAGTAAAAGTAGGTTTTAAAAATTTATTAGAAAGATCACCATAAACAATTTTTCTTTCAGGGCCGCTTGTATGAATGACGCCCCCACCAATTTTTATGGCATTTGACAAATATGTAACTTCATAATTATCACCAGTTAATGTAAAAGCACCAAAACTATAGGTACTATTCAACATGAATTCTGTAACGGTTATAGGATAGCTACTTAAATTTGTAATTACAACTAAAGGAATAAGCCTGTATTTTTGTTGATGATAAACATCTGGATTTTCATCAGATGTTCTATCCACAAGAAGTTCACTAATCTGTTTATCTAAATAATCAATATTGATTGCGAACTTTTTATTTGCTTCGTTTTTAAGCGTAAAGAATAACGCAAAAGATGAAAATACCAAAGATGTTAATGGAAATAAAAAATCTTTAAACCAATCCATAATAGCACCACCGTTTTTTACTAATTATACCAAAGGAGGAACCGCATGAAAATCACTATCTCAATAGAAGCAAACGGATCGACAATGCAGCATACCGTCTCAACAAAAGAAGAAGCACTCGCTTTGATCGATCGATACTATCCTGATGATTGCGAACAAGTAAAGGAGTGAAAGCAAAGTGTTTATAGAACTTACAAGTATTTTCGGTCAGAAAGAATTCGTAAATATTAACCATATAAAATGTTTTTGGCCTACAGACAAAGAAGGAGCAGCTAGTGGTATTACATGGATTTATGCCCCTGAATGGCACGGTAACCCAACAGATTTTATTAATTATTATAAAGAGACTTGCCAAGAGATCTACAACGAAATCTACTATACGCGACATGAGGAGGGAAAGTAGGGTGAAGAAAATTTACTGGATCAGACGCACAACATTTATTCTTGTCATCTTCGCATTGGGGGCATTGCTTTCATCAGAACCACCAACGTGGCTAGTCATCGGATTTCCTTGTGTCGCAATGTTACTGCTAATGGTCTATGACGATGCAGTATTTGAATTACGATCAAGGACGGTGAAGAAATGACAAGAGCGGAAGTGCTTGATCTATACTATCGAACGCTTGACTGGAAAAAAATCTACTACGAAGCGCAAGCGAAAATGGACGCAAAAAAAGACTCCGGCCGGCAAGCATAGAGTCTTACGAAAAAATATTTACCTAAGTTTACCACAAATAAAGAGGAGTGGGAAGATGTCAGATTATATCGCAACAGATTACGACAGACTGATGCAAGACGAAAGCAGCCATGTGTTTCCGAATATACACCAGTTTAAGAGTTTTGATGAATACAAGGAAGAACGCATCATGACAAGCTACAAACCTCGTGTAGTCAACGCTGACGATGAATTGTTTATCGTTTTTGTGAAGCCCAATCCAGGGACAATCATCTTTTCATTGGATGAGGGTTACCAAAAAACAAAACAATACCTAGTCCACGCTGAAGACATCTGCGAATTCATATTTGATGAAAAAGACAAAGATTTGGTTTGGATTGCCGAACCAGTCTTAGGGAAGGATTTGATTTAATGGCAGAGAAAAATATTATTCAGAAATTAATCACTCTCAGAAAAAAGATTCCGTATATCAAAAAGGAACAAAAACAGTATATGAAATTTGCTGTTGTAAGTTCTGAAACGGTTCTAACGGAATTTAACCGTCATATGAATAGTTTAAACCTCTATTTGAAAACCGAAGTTCTTCATAAAGAAATCGAACGACAAAAAGTAGGGGTAAATGAAAAAACGAAAAAAGATATTTTCAACTATTTAGTGACATTGGACATGAGATATACATGGATCAACGCTGATAATCCTTCAGAAAAAGAAGAAATTTTGTTTGCTGCTATGGCGGATGATGAGAATGCTTCATACGCATACGGTCAAGCACTAACTTATGCCGAAAAAACATTCTTTCTTAAAGAATTTAACATTCCGACTGATGAAGTTGATCCAGATGTTTTTCAAAAAGAAATTCTTAAACGCATTCCGGCAGAACCAGAGCAGAAAGAAGCGATTGAAATTCAGTTACAAAAACTACATGACTTGAAAGGCCAGCCGAAAGAAGCCTTTTTCGAACAAGCGAAGATGTCAAATGGGATTTCTCAAGCTAAAGCACTTGATGATTTCAGCGGCTATGATTTCGGTTTGGTTATGAACACTTTGACTAAATGGGTCAATGGATATGAAAAAGAAGCCAAAAAGAAGAAGTGATATAAATGTTTCATTTAGGTAAAGTAGTTGACCACCAAGGGAAAAGATTGACTATCGAATTTGAAGAGGAAATAAATGCCGAATACCTCAAAATGATGGCCCGTGAGAAAGATAATCTGGTCAAAGTAAAGCTCATAGATAACAAACCGCTCTCAGTAAAGCAGAATAAGCTTTCTCACGCTTTGATTAGTGACATAGCCAATTGGTATGTTGATGATCCAGGACACGTAGAAACGATGCTTAAGTACGAATACGAGTACACAGAAGACGAACCTTTCTCACACGCCGTAGCAAGTATGAACGAAGGCAATATCTGGATAACGAAACTCATTCAATTTGTCATTCGAGAAGGGGTCCAACTAAAACAAAGATACTCATATTTGCTAGAACATGATAGCTTTTTCTACTATTGCTGCAAGTATCGAAAATGTGCAGTTTCTGGAAGACCAGGAGCGCAAATACATCATGTCACGGCAGTTGGAAATCGTCATAGAAATAACGTTGACCATCGGTTATTTCCAGTTGTGGCTTTGGATTGGAAAACACACAATATTGCTCACCAACTTGGGCAAGGGGAATTTCTAAAGAGATACCAGATCAAGCCTGTTTATTTAGATAAAGAAGCTTTAATCAAGATTGGCATTATGAGTAACGCTCAAATAATGCGCTTTGATGAAAAATACGAAACAGAAGAGCTGTTCAAGAAAGCAATAGAGGAGGGATAACGTGGCAGAAATAAGTTGGATTAAGCTTAAGACGACAATGTTTGATGATGAAAAAATAAGGTTAATTCAAGCTGTTCCTGAGTCAGATGCAATCTTAGTCATTTGGATAAGACTTCTCGTATTAGCAGGGAAGACTAATGATGATGGCTTGATCTATATACAAAGAAATATGCCCTATTCAGAAGAAATGCTAGCAACCCTTTTTGGTAAAAACGTCAACACAGTTAGATTAGCACTGACGACCTTAGCTAGTTTCAACATGATCGATCTAAGCAACGATGGCTTAATAGCAATTAGTAATTGGGAAAAGCATCAAAACGTTGAAGGCATGGAACAAGTAAGGCTGAAAAACGCCATAAGAAACAGGGAATATCGTGAACGGAAGAAACAAGAAAAGCTTCTATTAGAGCGTGACGTTAGCGTGACGTCACGTGACGGTGCAGATATAGATAAAGAATTAGATAAAGAAAGAGATATAGATAAAGAGAAAATACCATATAGTGACATCATCAAATACTTGAACGAAGCAACAAGTAAATCATTCAAAGTTACTCAGAAATGGAAAGACCTAATCAAAGCAAGATGGAACGAAGGCCAACGATTAGATGATTTCAAAAAAGTAATTGATGTGAAAACAAACCAATGGTTGAACAACCAAGAAATGAATAAGTACCTAAGACCAGCAACACTCTTTGGAAATAAGTTTGATGATTACTTGAATGAGTATCGCCCACAAGTTAATTCTTCAATCTCTGATGAAATTGCTGAATCTCAAAGGAGGTTGTCTGAAGCCTATGAACAATGAGTTGAAACTTGTGGCTGAAATGCTAAACAATCCATCAATCATTACCAACATTGATATTGATTCGGAATGGTTTGAAAGTCCTCAGTGCAAATTGATTGTAGAGTCAATGACGAGACTGCGAGGAATGAAATACAACACCGAACAGGTTCATCGCGAAATGCGAACCATTGATTACTTCAAAGCGGGGACAGTAGATGAATTAGACATCTTGAAGAATTCTGCTAATCAGCTTGGAATCGAAAGAGAGCTAGCACGGATCATACACAATGATTATCTTGATCGCAAGTTACACTCAGCGTCCATAAAATACGCTGAGACGCTTTCTAAAACAGATGGCGATAAGTTAACACGCTTGCTAGAAGAAAAGTGTGACGTGAACCATATTAAGTCTGATGGCAAGTTGGATAAAGCTTTCTCTGAATTCTCGGAGAACTTGGATAAGCCAAGCGATGTTCTAACGACATACAAACCGCTAGATGCATTTCTTGGTGGTGGGCTAACTGGTGGCAAGTTGATTGTCTTAGCAGGAAGACCAGCTACAGGGAAAGGGCATCCGAATTGGTTAGAAATACCAACACCAAAAGGTAAAGTAAAATTTGGCGATTTAAAACCAAATGACTATGTTTTTGATCAACACGGAAAACCTACTAGGGTAGTTGGCGTGTATCCAAGAGGTACTTTGAAAACTTTTGAAGTCACTTTAAAAGATGGAAGAAAGACAATTGTTGATGAAGATCACATCTGGAGTGTTTATACATCAAAAGGGAATTTAAAAGAAATAACAACAAAAGAAATTTTTGATACTGGAACGCATAGAGTAGATGTGAATGGTAAAAAGCATGCTAGGTACTCAATACCTTTAAATGGTCCTGTCGAATACAAACCTCAAAATAAGTCGTTTGTTGATCCTTATTTGATTGGTGTGTTTTTGGGAGATGGCTGCTCGTCAGAAAGACCTCTAACAATCAGCGGATGTGACGAATTTGTATTTAAAAAAGTAGCTGAAATAACAAATACAAAACCAAAAAAATTAAGTTTAAAAAATTATAGTTGGGTGTTCGAGTTGAAAGAATACAAAAAGAATAAAAAGTATTTACAAACAAAAGATGTTTTTTCTGATATCCCAGAAGTTATCAGATATTCTCATTTGAAAGAGATACCTGAATATTTAATGACATCAAGTATAAGCGAAAGACTCGAGCTATTACGAGGATTATTTGATACAGATGGATCAGCGTATATAAGTAAGAATAGTCCATATGTAAAATATAACACTACTTCTAGAAAAATGGCTTATCAAGTAAGAGAACTGCTATTTAGTGTTGGATATGAAAATAAGATTAGAAAAGATGAAAGAGGAAAAAATATTTGTTATGAGATATCCGTTCTGGCAGAAGTTAGCATGTTGTCTGAATTATTCAAAACGCCAACTAAGAAAAAAGTTCTTTTGGAATGTGACCATAAATTTAGAAAGAAATTTAATAGATCGATAATTTCTGGAATTAAAGAAGTTGGGTATGAAGAAGTAACTTGTATCTCAGTCGAAAACAAAGATCAGTTGTATCTTTGCAACGATTTTATAGTTACTCACAATACGGCGTTTGCTTTAAATATCATGCACAAATTGTTTACAGATAACGAAAATGTTCAGTGCGACTTTTTCACTTTTGAAATGGGGCAAAACGAGCTAATGACTCGACTGGTTTCAAAAGAGACACATATCAACTCACTTCTATTTGTGGGGAAGGACAAGCTTTCACAGGAAAATAAAGTCAAAGCACGCAAAGCTTATGAGGAAATGAAAAATACATTCGATCTACGTGTCTATACATCCGAGTACTCAAACTTGAACGATATTAAATACGCAATTAAACAGCGTTTGAGTGATAAGAAGTATGTCGTGTTTGTAGACTATGCAGGGTTGATCACAGTTAACGATACTCGGAAAAATGAGCGTCAAGTGATGAACGAAGTCACACGAGAGTTGAAGAAGCTCACAACAGACTACGGAATCACCATTGTGTTGCTAGCTCAGTTAAGCAGGGCAGTCGAGCAGCGACAAGACAAGCGTCCAATGCTCAGTGATTTGAAAGAGTCTGGATCATTAGAACAAGATGCGAATGTCACACTCTTACTTTCAGCTGACGATAAAGACAGTCGCAAGATTCGATGTGATGTAGCCAAAAACAGAGAAGGCATGACAGGAGTTGCGCCATTTATCTTTGACAAGAAGTTTATGGATTTCTCAGTAGACTTTGACGAATGGAGAGGTTAGATGGACGGACAAACATATCTGGCTATCTTCCAAGAAAACGGCCTTGTGCGATCGGACTTAGTAAGAATATTGGAACATCAAGTAAAAGTGTTCCAAGAAAACAATATGCCAGCGAACGCAGAAGAAGCTAAGTGGTTGGCGATCGAAATAGCTGAGGAAGAAAAAGCACAAGGCTATCCATTCTTAAATGGCAATGAAACCAGAGAACAGATCGCACAACGATACTTGAAAGCGAGGGGAATGTTCTGATTATTACGATACCAGGAGAGCTAACAGACCTGAACAAGTTCATCAATAGCCAGCGGACAAACCGATATGCAGGCGCTAAGTTGAAAAAGGAGAACACGGAAAAATGTTGCTATGCATTCTTGATGGCGAAAGCTGCAGGGATGAGAGTGACAACGCCAATCAACTTGAAAATCACTTGGTACTGCAAAAACAAGCGCAAGGATCCCGATAATGTGGCTTTTGGTGTCAAGTTTATATTAGATGGCATGCAGCAAGCGAGAATGATTCAAAACGATGGATTCAACGAAATCAAAGAAATTCACCATTGTTTTGCGATTGATAAAGATTGCCCAAGAGTAGAAATTGAGATATTGGAGGAATGAATGTGAGTGAAATTAAAGCAGGTGACAAAATTTACTTCCAAGGAAATCAGGGGAAAGTTATGAGAGTAATATCAGATGAAAATGAGCCACTACTTGAAGTGGTTCTTACTCAAAAACGAGTGGCTTACTTAAATCCTAGTCAATTAGACCTATACCCTTTTGCAGAGCAACTCAACGAGAATCAGCGGCAAGTACTCGGATGGCTCAAAATAGGTCATTGTGATGGTGATGGTGTTTTCGAGGCTCTTGAGCGCATAACTTGCGTTTATGAAGACCAAAAAACAGAAAAAGCACTTGAATCGTTATCGCCAGATCAAGAAGTTCAAGTTATCAATTCATTCATGAAATGGGCTTTGGAACAGGAGGAAGAAGAATGAGAAAAAGTTATGAGGTGCGAGGAAGGAACCCACTTGTTATAGATGATCGATTTCAAGGAGAAAGGTTCAAAACTATTACCTTTTCGGTTAGAGGAGAGCTACTAACTGCACCACTTAGCAAGCCAAAAGTAAAAGAACTCATAAAAGATTTAGAAAAATGGTTGGAGGAAGAAAAATGATAAACAACGTAACTTTACAAGGAAAACTAGGCAAGGACATTGACCTTAAATACACGCAAAGTGGTAAAGCAGTGGGCACAACAAGTATTGCAGTAGATCGTGATTTTAAGAACGCCAATGGAGAAAAAGAAACAGATTGGGTGAACATCGTGTTCTGGGGGAAAACCGCTGAAACAGTTGCGAACTACTTCAGAAAAGGTGACGAAATTCTAGTTGTCGGAAGAATCCAAACACGCAGTTACGAAGATAACTCAGGCGGTAGAAAATATGTTACAGAAGTTGTGGCGGATAAGTTTAGCTTCACAACTGGTCGCAAGAGCCAAAATACGCAAGATGTTGGCGTTTCAAATAATCAAACGACTAATAATGCCAACGCTCACCAAAACCGCAACAACGTTCAAGCAGACCCATTCAGCAACTCGTCTATCGATATTGATGATAATTCTTTACCGTTTTGAGAGGTGAGCAGATGACACCAACACAAGAAAGCATACGAAAATTATCAGACAAAGAGTTAATAGCACAACTAAAAATCGTGCGCAGCGTGCAAAGGCGATTTAATTTTCGTGAAAAATGGATTTGTGAAGAAATGGAACGGAGGAGTAAAAGTTATGACCAGCAAACGACCACGTCATTTGATTGCGAAAGTACACCATAACGGCATAATTTATGGCATTAAATTGCATGGCAGAAATCGCAAAAGAGTCATAGCTTATTACACCTATGTAGACGCAACAGGAGGATATTCTCCTAACTTAGATACAAATGTAATCTATGATGAAACTTTCGATCATTCTGAGCAAGCGAGGGCGAAAGGGAATGACTTTTATCTTAATCCGCAAAAGTTGGAAAAAATATTTATTGATAGGTACGGCGTTGAACATATAGAAGAAACGGCGGAAAAGGTAGCAGAATATTGTGAACGGAGGAGTAATTCATGAAACTAGCAGACACAGTAACAGGCGTGCAAGACGGCAAGTATAGCCCACCGCCACGTGTAGTCAGAAAGCAACGTAGAGTAAAAGCAGGCATCGAGTATTGGTGCGTGACCGAACGTTTTAAAACACCTTTCAAAGCAGTGTGTGTCAAAGTGCTTGAGAACTCAACTATTGTGACGTTTGGCAGCGATCGGACAGTTGTCAGATTGCGTGATATGAAGAGGGTGGAATGATGGCTAACAAAGAAGATTTGTATCGGTTGGAAAAGTTAGTTAATACGCCAGGCGCTGATGAAGACGAAATCAGAGTTTTGAGAAAGGCTTTGTGGGGAAAGAGTTACGATCGACCGAAACAGAATAGATACAACTCAACGCCAGTCAGATTTACTTTTCCAGATGGTGAAGTCAAAGAATTCAGCACACAGCGTGAAGCCGCAGAGATGTCAGGACTGAACAAATGGACTTTGGATAGAGCATGCAGATTGCAGATACCTTTGAAGAAAGGCAATTTTGCAGGTGCAACGGTCGAGATATTGAGTCAGTAATCGGAAGAAATAGCGGAATGGAGGGAGTAAAAGAGTTGGCGAAGACAGATTTAACTCGGCAAGCTGAAAAATGCCTTTGGCACTACACAAACAAAATGGGTGTTTTTGGGTGTTTTGAAGTGACAATTGGTTGGTTTGGTAAGGAAAGAGTAGACTTTATCACTTATTCAACTGACAACACTGTCCGTTGCTATGAAATCAAAGTAACTCTAGCTGATTTGAAATCAAAAGCAAAGCAGACTTTTATCGGTGATTATAACTATCTTGTAATTACAAAAGAACTGTGGGAAATCATTCAAAGTGACAATGATTTAGGTTGGAAATACTACTATCAGGGCATCTTAGTTTTTTCCGAGAATGGCGTAGGAATAACAAGTGTCAAAAAAGCTAAGAAGCAAAATGTTTCAATCGGAACAAGAGCTACTGTGTTAGAAAGTATGGTGCGTTCTTTAAACAGAGAAGTAGGTAAGTTATATAAGGATAAGCCATTTTGGGAAGTTGGCTAACGACAGAAATACACAACTAAGAAAAGAGGAATAAGAAATGTTTAAATACGAGAATAAAGAGTTCCGAGCTAATTCTCTCTCTCATGCCTATACGAAATTTTTAGATGAATCTTGGGGATCGCACTATGTTGATTACCTAGAACAAAATAATCTTGAACATGAAAAAATTTATGCGACAGAAGATATTGAGGAAGTTGAAAACCTTGTTGATGGATACTACAGATTGAAGCAAAAGTTAGAAAATGGTGCTGTTTTCCAAATCGAGGTTTGGGAAAACGGAGATGGGTCATATGACGGGCTTGCTCAGGTAGTTTAGTCAGTAATCAACCAATATTACCAACTGAAAGGAGTGAATTTCATGACTAAAACAAAGAATTTAATTATAGGAATTGCTGATCAAAACAATAGCGGAGGCTATTTTATTGATAACGAAGATGTATCAGTGTTTGTCGCAGTTGAAGGATATGACAAAACGGATGCTTATCATCGATTTATATCGATTATTGAACCGTATAGCTCTTATTGTCCGTGTTGCGGACAACGCTGGTTTGGTATGGACTTTAACGAATGGCCGGCACCAAAAGATGGGTTGACTATTAAAAATTTTGTCGAGAGTGTAAACGAAGAACAGTACAACTGTGTACTTCATCTATTAGATGGGACAAAGAAAAGATGCCAGTATGTTTGTTAGTCAGCTATCCGACGAAATAGCAGAAAGCGAGGAATAAAACATGCTAATAACATTGCATTTTAGGGAAGTTAGAAAAAATGTAGTGACACGAGGGGAACCTTTTCTTATTAATGTTGACCACATTGAAGTAGTACGACCAGCACTTCAATATGAAACAGGACATAGCGATATTTTTACCTCAAGCGACCCAACAGAGCCGTACCCTGTATTTGAATCGTTTGATGAAATAAAAGCGATGGCATCAGGAATAGTCGACTACTCAATGGGATAGCAGAAAGCGAGGAATGAATGTGAGTTTAGTTTATAACAACAAAAAATTAATTGGTAAGTGTAGCAAGTTCGCAATTGAAAAAGTTCAGGGCACTAGCCCATTTGTAATGCTAGAAAAATTTGAGCCGAAGCAACCGCAACTCAACGAGAATCAGCAGATTGTGTTGGAGTTCTTGAAGGGAATAGCCGTAAAAACTGACAGTGCTCCAATTGTAACTTTTGCAGATTTCGGATGGCAACACTTTGGTTCAGCGCTACCTTCTACCGTTGAGCAAGCTTATCAATCGATGAATGGCAAACAGGATTTAATGGTTATGAGCGCTTATGTTAATTGGGCTTTGGATCAGGAGGAAGAGTGATGGCCACAAAAGCAGACTTCATAATCATTTCGAAGCCGGATCATATCAATTTGGCCTGCCCACGCTGTGATGAAAGTTTCGACGTTGATTGGTCCGAACTATATCAAGAATACGGAGAAGATTTGTGGATGGGCGGATATGGAATTGTGGAATGTAAAAACTGTAATGAAGAAATGGAGCTTGGTGATTATGAGTACGATTAATTCCGCAATCGTCAGCGATAAATGAACGGAGGGGAAAAATGACATTTATAGATTTTGATCCAAGATACAGATTTTCCTTAATTCATCAGCAAGGCAACATTCGAACAGTACACGGATACTACGACAAAGAAATAGAAGCATCAGTTAAAATTAAAAACATTCTAGATACTGAAGATATCGAAAATTTGGACGATGTAATTGAACTTTATAAAGTCGACGTAACTGATCTAGAAGAAAAGCACAATACAGAGTTAGAAAATATCGATATGCATGATGTATGTTCGGAAAGTCAATTGATTCATAAACTAGTTGTTGATGACAATTTTCTTTGGAAAAGATTTGAGGTTAACACACATGATACCAAATAGCATCAAAGTAGCTGGTATGACATACAAAGTTGAAGAAGTACCGTTTGTTGAAATTGATGGAGACAGAAACTTTCAAGGGGTCTGTCTCTATCATGAAAGTACAATACAAATTCTTGAGACATTGTCAGAAGCCCGGAAAGAACAAACTTTTGTACATGAGCTGACACACGCCATCTTTTATGAAGCTGGGTTTGAGGATCAAGACGAAGACACGATCAACAGAATATCGTTGGTTTTACATCAAGTTTTAAAGGATCTTCAGCGATAGCTGATTGTCAGAGGAGTGATAAAAATCTTAGCTACTGACTATATAGATTCTCATAAGGATATGAATGGGAACGTGCCGATCCTACTGAATTGTGGTGTGAAGCATAAGAACAGAATTATCGTCCTAAAGGTATCAGCTGATTTTGCAAAGTGGATTTACTTAACATCGGGAACAGGTGCTTACTACACAAGTGCAATAAGGACTGTTGACAAACAAAATCTATTCGGAGTAACAGAATTATATGCGGATCATTTTCCAAACTTGAGAATAGAGGAGGGATAAGATGGTACCAAAATTTAGAGCGTGGGATAAGCGAGAAAATACAATGAGAGATGTAGCAGTCTTACATTTTACTACAGGTGGTAAGGTCAACTATATCGAATATTGGAAGACACCTTCTGAATTGAAATCATATCATGCAAGAAATGTCATTCTCATGCAGTCAACAGGCTTGAAAGACAAGAATGGCGTGGAGATTTTTGAGGGGGATGTTATCTTCTATGCTTATTTTGAAACGAATGCAAACAATCGCTTAATAAAATTTGTGAATGGCCAATTTATTGCTGAATTAATTAGAAATGGTTACCACAAATCTTTAATTAATGTGATTGATGACGCAGAGATAATCGGCAATATATGCGAGCATCCCGAACTATTGGAGGTGAAATGATGAATTGGCTAGATTTTTGTAAAAAAGTAAGTGAACTGTCTGATAAGTTGGAAAGACTTGATAGTGAGTTAGAACATGGCGAAAATTTTGGCGATGCACTCCGTAGAGAGTACGGTGGCGAGATTAAGTCTAGCAGTTATGAGTTGTGTTTTTGGGATGCGTTTGAAGGAAACAAGAAGTATTTTGGTGTTCCTCGTAAGATCATGGCGAAAGCTATCAATGATGCGAAAGCTGATTTGTTTGAGCAGATTTATGAGGTAGAGAATGAATTACTCGTGTTAGTTCAGGAGCAAGTCAATGAAAATTAATCACTATACAGTACTAGCGATGGTATCAATACTGTTAACGATCGCAGGCTTGAGTTGGCTATCCCATACAATAGTGGACCAGCAACGGCAGATTGAGCAGTTACAAGAACAGCTGCAGCATGAGCAGATGAAGTACAAGATTATTATTAACGATCCGTTAGTCAGAGATGCGATGGAAGCAGGGGGATGAAAAATGTACAGACCGCAATATTTAGAAAAACCAGAAGCGACATACGAGAAATATTGGGTTCATAATGGGTATTTGCCAGCGCAACATACAAGAATTATTTTATGGAGTGGGTACAAGCGAAAACAGAAGCATGAAGTAGTGCCATTCAGAGGGCGAAGAAAACCGAAAACCCCAAAAGTTGGGAATAGAGGAGCTTATTTATGGCCATGACATTTGCAGTAGCGATTTTTCTCGCAGTCGTAGCGACAGTGGTCGCAAGCGTGATTTTTGGTAAAGAAGATAATAAGGAGGGCAAGTGAGTGTTAGACTTTCAAGTGATAGTTTTGATGCTATTGATATTTGGACCAGGAATTGAAATCAGAGATAAGTCCAGTAGATTGCGCTTTAAGGCATCTGGTCTGCTTTTCGGAATAGTGGAGTGTATTACTTGGTTGATTGGAAAATTTAGGAGCTAGGAGGACAAGTGATTGAGTAAGAATGATTCATTAATCAATGAGCTAGATAGAAAGTTTGCTAACTACCATGCATATAACAAAGAGATTGCTATTCGAAAAGAGGAGCTGAAGCTTCGAGAAGTCGATGAAAATATCGGCGGTGGTCGAAGCAATATCATGAGTAATCCGATTGAGTCACAGGTAATAAAAGAAATGTCTGATCCATACATTATGAATCGGGAGTTGTGGAAGAAAGCTGTGAAAGAAACTCTAAGCGATCAGAGTGCGGAAATAAGACAGTTGATTGAAACTAAGTACTGGGGAGAAGACAGTTGGATGGATTGGGTAAGTTTTGGCAAGAAGCATGGATATGCGAGAACGCCAATCTATCGCATTAGACAAAAAGTTTTACTCGACTTTGGCAGAAAGATTGGTGAAATCAATTAATTTGGGAAAGAAACGTGTAGTTTTCCCTGTGTCAAGAGGGGTAAAATAGTATTATCAGATATCGCCCACAAGCAGAAACGCACAACGGCATTCAACCTCCTTTTGATACGTAAAAATTATTCTGTGGGCGATACAATTTTAGGGTTTATAGTTATCCCGACTGCTAGTCAGCGAAAACTTGTTACATAGTATTTTTAGTCACTCATAGCGAGTGGCTTTTTATTTTGCAGAAAAGCGAGGTGGCAGACATTACTAAATGGACGGAACAGCAGGTCAAACGATTGTCGGAGTTGGCAAATGAAGGACTAACAAATATAGAGATAGCGCCTATGCTTTCGGAGGAGTTCGGCGAAGAGTTCTCATGGCCAAGTGTTAGAAGTAAACGTGCCAGGTTGAATTTGCCGCCGAGCGAAAAGAACATGCGAGTTAAACAAACGGATAAGGCAAAGAAGAATGTAGTATCTACGCAAATCAAATCAGATGGTACTCAGACCAACCTTATCAAGTTGCGTATGACTGAAGAACAGTCAAAGAATCCTGATTATGTATTACAAGCGCATGGGTACGATCCTGAAAATTGGGAACTGGTCCAAGCGACTAACAACATCTGGGAACAGAACAACCAAGTAGACGGGCTTATACAGCTTTATCAATCAAAGATAGTTGTTAAGCCAAGAGCAGCAGTGAGCATTCAAGCGTTGGCTACAAAATTGCTGCAAAGTACTAAGCCGATTACAATCCAACCAATTATTAAAGGGAAGTGCAATCTAGTCATACCGTTGGCTGATTTGCATTTCCCTATTTTGTCGGAACGAAAGTTTGAAACCTATCTATCCGATGTATTAGCAATCATAAATAAAGGCTACAAGACAATCGTTATAGAAGTGTTGGGGGACATCTTTCACTCAAACGCTATGAAGGCAAGCCAAACGATCAAAGGTACCCAACTCGAAGATGTGGATATGGTCGAAGCAATTGAGTTGGCTAAAACATTCTTCATTACGCTGATTGATGAATCATTAAGAAAAAGCTCAGAGGTGCGGATTGAATTTGCCAGTGGTAATCACAGTGACTTTGAGTATTTGTTCCTAATGTACTTAGAAACACTCTATCCACAAGTAACGGTAAACAAACACAACCTACCAAGGATCGCATATCAGCTAGACAATGTAGGTATTATGCTCACTCATGGACACTTCGGCAAAAAGGGTGACTATCCTATGCTATTCGCTACCGAGTTTCGAGACGTATGGAGCAAGAGTAGTTGGCTTGAGATTCACCAAGGGCATTATCACTCGATGGAAGCTCAAAATCTTAAAGGCGTGATTCATCGGCAGCTTGGAACAATTAAGCCCAACGATCAGTACGAGTCAGAGAATGGTTATACGATGAACTACAAGAGTACACAGGCGTTTGAGTATTCAGCAGACAAGCTGAAAGTAATCTATGAGTTGGGGTGACTGATATGCATTACTATTACATCCAACTATCAGTAGGAATACTTAGGCATAAGAACATCCGACAAGCTGAGTTGAAACCAAAGCACACGTTGCTTGAATGCTATCAGCAGTTTAGTGACGAGTATATCGATCAACATAGGTTGATATACATTGGCCATGGTTGGAAGAGCGATCCGAATATTGTTGAGAGGTTAAATAGATATTTATAGAAAGGTGGCGGCGTTAATGTGCAGAAATGGGAGTTAGCATACATAGATTATCAAAACGGCATGAAGTACAAAGACATAGCCGCTAAACACGATGTATCTATCAATACAGTTAAATCTTGGAAGTCTAGAAAGTGGAATGCACCACCTGAAAAAAAGGGTGCAACCAAAAAAGAAAAGGTTGCACACAAAAAAGAGGTGCAACCAGTAATAGACAATGATGATCTAACAGAGCAACAAAAACTGTTTTGCCTTTATTATCTAGAGTGTTTCAACGCTACTAAGGCTTATCAGAAAGCGTACAATTGCGATTATCAAACAGCGAACGCCAACTCTTATCGAATGATGGTAAATGATGGTATAAAAGCAGAGTTGCATAGACTAAAAGCGGATTTGCAACAAGATGTATTTCTTGATGTTAAGGATTTGATAAAAGAGTACTTAAAACAGGCATTTTCAGATATAACCGATTTTACAGAGTTTGGTCAAGAAATAGTTCAGTTCAGTGATGGTAGCGAAGGTCCAGTGTCATTTGTACGATTAAAAGATTCGGATTCGGTTGATGGCGCTCTTATTCAAGAAGTGAAAAAAGGTAAGGACGGTGTATCTGTTAAGCTTTACGATAAGCAAAAAGCAATGTCAGAACTTATGAAATATTTAGGTGGAGATCGGTTGCGAGAAGCGCAAATTGCTGCGGCTATTGCTAAGAATAAGGATGGCAGCGAAGAGTTTGATATAGAAGACGATGGTTTCTTGGCAGCATTGGAAGCTGAAGGTGAAGAACTATGGCCAGAAGAGTAAAACAGGCGGTTTTCAAATTCAAACCTTTCAGCAAAAAGCAGAAGATGATTCTTACATGGTGGACAAAAAAGTCTGCTGTCAAAGATAAAGACGGGATCATAGCAGATGGTGCTATTCGTTCTGGCAAGACTATTTCAATGTGTTTATCTTATGTCATGTGGGCTATGTCAACATTTGACAGCAAAAACCTTGGTATGGCAGGTAAAACAATCGGCTCATTTAGACGGAATGTTCTTTTTTGGTTAAAACTCATGCTTCTATCAAGAGGATATCGTTACAAAGACCATCGTGCTGACAACATGCTGGAAGTCACTAAAAAAGGCAATACCAATTACTTCTATGTTTTTGGTGGTAAAGATGAACGGTCTCAAGATTTGATTCAAGGTATCACATTAGCTGGCATGTTTTTTGATGAAGTAGCGCTTATGCCAGAATCTTTTGTAAACCAAGCGACTGGGCGTTGTTCCGAGAAAGGTTCCAAGTTTTGGTTTAACTGTAACCCAGATGGCCCATATCATTGGTTCAAACTGAATTGGATTGACAAGATTAAAGAAAAAAATCTAGTTTATCTTCACTTTACGATGGATGACAATCTTAGCTTGGATGAATCAATCAAGAAGAGATATCGCAGCATGTATTCAGGAGTCTTCTATAAACGGTATATTCTTGGTTTGTGGACAGTTGCTGAAGGAGTTATTTACGACATGTTCGACCATTCAAAGCATGTATACAATAAACTAATTGATTTCATCTTTGGCGATAATTATATAAGCATTGACTACGGTACGCAAAACGCTACCGTATTTTTATTGTGGCAAAAAGGAAAAGATGGCATTTGGTATTGCGAGAAGGAATTCTATTATTCTGGCCGTGATAGCAAGAAGCAAAAAACTGATAGTGAATTTGCTGACGAACTACAAAAGTTTACAGAAGGTATACGTATCAAGGAAGTAATTGTGGATCCATCTGCTGCTTCTTTTATTGCAGAGTTAAAGAAACGTAACTTCAAAATCAGAAAAGCAAAAAATGATGTTCTAGATGGCATTCGTTTTGTTGGTACTCTTCTTAACGAAGAGAAGATAGCTTTTAATTCCTCTTGTGTGAATACGCTGAAAGAATTCAGTTCATACATCTGGGATGCAAAAGCAATGGATCGTGGAGAAGATAAACCTATAAAGCAAAATGACCACGCAATGGATGCTGTAAGATACTTCGTTTACACGATTATCTTCAAGAGCAACAAAGTTAAAATTACTAATCGTCCTACATGGATGGAATAAAGAAGGTGAAAGAATGGCAATCGCTATTGATCGTGAATTAGCTGGTGATATTAATAACCCAAGTATGGAAGTAATCAATTTTTGCATGGATGAGCATAAGAAAGAAATACCACGGCTGGATATGTTGTTTGATTACTACGAAGGTAAACCACATAAGATCGGACAAACGAAGATTCGAACGCCACACGATATGGACGAAATCTTTGTCAACAACGCTAAATACGTAACGGATATGATGGTAGGATTCACTGTCGGCGCTCCTGTATCTTATGCACCAGCAAAGGATAAAGATATTACACCTGTTACGGATGCGTTAGAAAAGATGAAAATTAAGAAGCATGACAAAGAATTAGAAAAAGGATTGTCAACAATGGGCATGGGTCTTGAGTTGCATTATCTTGCTATTAAACCCGGTACCGAAAGTAACGATGTTCCTGAAACAGTACCTAAAATTGCTTGGATTGACCCTAGAGGGATGTTTCTAGTAGTTGATGACACTATCGACCGAACGAAACTATTTGCTGTTCGAATGGTCAAGAAACGTGATTTGAAGCGAAGAACATTTTGGGAAATAACAGTTTACACTCAAAAATGGGTGATCACGTACTTATCCAAAACGAAGCGATTAGATCCTACAAGCTTAATTAACAAATCACCCAATCCTAAAGTTAAACCACATTACTACAAGGACGTACCCGTAGTTGAGTTTAGAAACAACGAAGAAAAGCAAGGTGACTACGAGCAACAACTGTCGCAGATTGATGGATACAACGTCTTACAGACTGATCGGATCAAAGACAAGAAGAACTTTGTCAAAGCGATTATGATCATGTTTGGATTTGGTCTTCCCGATGAGAAACCAGACGAGATAAACGGTACTGTGGCCATTGAAGCGCCAGCCAAATCAGATGGTGGAGATTTCCAGTATGCTACGAATACATTCGATGAGACGCAAGTACAAACACTTGCTGACTCTTTGCTTGATGATTTCCACAAAACTACCTATGTACCTAATCTAAATGACGAGAACTTCGCTGGAACCCAGTCAGGTGAAGCGATGAAATATAAGTTGTTCGGGTTGTTGCTCGTGTTGTCAATCAAAATTGGATACTTGGAAGATGGCATCATGCAGCGTTTGGAATTGTTGCAGAATATCTTGAATGTAAAAGGTCACAATGTGGATGTTGAAGGAACAACTATTAAGTTCAAACCTAACTTGCCAATTAATCGATCGGATATCATTAATCAAATCAAGGAATCGCAAGAGTTTATTCCATTGTTAATTAGCTTAGGATGGCTAGATGACATAGACAATCCCCAAGAAGTGGTTGAAATGTTGAATCAGCAAAAAGAGGAAAACATGAAACTCCAAGCTAAAGTGTTGGGTGTGCAAGCCGAAGATAGCCATTCGGATTTGGATGATGAGCCAGAGGAGGACGAAGAAGATGAAAGCTAGGAAGAAACCAGTAGTGGTTGAAGTTGTACAACTAAAAATGTGTTCAGCTCGGTCATATCGAAAATGCAAAGAATTTGTAGGTGTATCATGGGTTGACCATGACAATATGCCGAATGAATTACCTGGTATTGAAACACTAGAAGGCACAATGGAAATAGCTGACGGTGATTACATCATCAAAGGCGTTCATGGTGAGTTCTATCCATGTAAACCGGATATCTTTGAAGAAACGTATGAAATCTTGGGGAAGGATGAAAAAAGATGAACGAAATGCAGTTAAAAGAACTATTGAAGTTAAACGAGAACAATCAAATGATTGAGGCCACTTTCTTTGAAATGCAAAAAGGTTTAGATTATATAGCTAAGCAAGGGAAATATTTGTTCGATAAATGTTTAGAAGAGGGATTTAACGAAGAGCAAGCTCTAAAATTTTCTATCAGCATTTTAACTGGTGGGGTGAAATAAGGAGCTGATTAAATGGCTCAAAAGAAACGCAAGCTATCCTACTGGGAACGCCGCAATGTTGATGCCGAGCAAAAGATAAACGATGGCGCAATCAAAGTTGAGGAAGCTGTGGCGAAAGCGTATAGACAAGCACAGACGTACTTAACACAAAAGGTTAGGAAGTTATTTGCTCGCTCTCAACAACGATCTGGAATATCTGAGGACGAAGCTAAACGGATGCTGAATCAAACGACATCTGTTGAAGAATTAGCAGAATTGAGAAAGCTTTCTAATCAGATTAAAGATCCTGAATTACAAGCTGCAGCAAAAAACAGATTGCAAGCATTAGCATTTAAAGAGCGTATCACTCGTGCAGAGGACTTGAAAGCCAAGTCTTTTTTAGTTTCTAAGCAAGTTGCAGATGTTCAGTTAGAAAAGCAGACAGAGTTCTATGTAGATGCTATTCACGAATCGTATCGTGAAGCAACTGCTGAATCAGTTATTCGTAAAGCCCAAGAGAATGCCAAAAATGGCGTCGTCATTGAAGTATGGAATAAGAAGGATTATCAGTTTAAGGAATTATCGACTAGGTATACAAAGAACATCCTCGATAGCCACTGGAATGGATCGAATTATTCTAACCGGATATGGGGAGATACTGAAGCTTTGGCAGCTAGGCTGGAAGAGTTGTTCACCGTTGAATCTATGACTGGCATGTCTGAGTTTGAAATGGCTAAGGCAATAGCTAAGGAGTTTGACCGCTCTATTGGTGTTGCTAGGCGTTTGATTCGAACAGAAGCTAATTACATGGCTAATCAAGCGAAACTCAAAGCGTGGCAAGATAACGGCGTAAAAGAGTACATGCTTGTTGCAGTGCTGGACTTGCGAACGTCCGAGATCTGCAAAGATAAAGATCACAAAATTTATCGAGTTTCTGAAGCTAAGGTAAACGGTGCTAGTGGTACGTATCCTCCGTTTCATCCATGGTGTAGAACAATAGCAATAATGTACAGCAAACGCACTCTTAAGCTGCCTAGGAATGCTTTAGATCCTATCAGTGGTGAAGTTATCCCAATCAATGGTGAAACCACTTATAACGAGTGGATGGATAAACTTAAAGAAAAGTATTCGGATGATGAAATTGCTATACAGAAGAGAAAAGTAGTCAATGCCAAGCGTGACAATGCTGAATACAGGTCTTTAAAAGGTGTACTGAGTAAGAAAGATTTGCCGATAAGCCTGAATGATTATCAAGATTTGAAATACGGAAATAGAAACGGCTTCAACAAGATAAAAAGAGCTAATCAGCAAGCAAAATAGGAGGAATTTGTTGTGGATTTTGGAAAAGCAATTCAATTAGCTAAACAAGGAAAGAAGATTAGTCGAACAGGTTGGAATGGTAAAGATATGTTTGTTGTTTATCAGAAAGGATATCCAAATGGGATTCCGAGCAATAAACAGACAGCCGAAGCATTTGGATTAAAAGAAGGCGATTTGTTTTATGTAAAACCTTACCTCCAAATGCGATGTGCGGATGGCTCTCATCAAATGTGGGTGGCAAGCCAATCCGATATTTTATCAGAAGATTGGATTTTAATAGTATAAATTAAATGGATATACGAAAGATATTTTGGTATTCTCTTCCTATAGGAGGGGTCTGAATGGGTGTTATAAAGGCGGCTATAGACTTTATTAAAAAACACTTTGCTAATGCAGCATTGATAGCAGAGAATGAAAAACTGAGAAGTAAAGTTAAAAAGTATGAAAGCAGTCTTGTATACCGTAATGGCGTATATCACAGAGATATGAAAGAGTTCTATTGCGGTAAATGCTATGATGAATCAAATAAACTGATTCATGTAGTGTATGTAAGTTCATACGATTGGAAAGGTTTGGATAGTAACAATCATGATGCTATTTTTACAACAAAATCCTATAGATGTAACGTGTGCAAAACTTCATACGAAGTTTCTGACTACGCTGATGATTTATAAGAGATAGCACTTCTATGCCCAAACTTTGATGGCAATAAAAGCTAAGTAAAATCTAATAACGTGTGTGGGTTCAAAATAGAATATCAAAGTGAAAGCACTGTGTCTGGGCGAAAGCGTGGATGGGGTGCTTTTTGTTATGCCTGTTTTGAGTGTGCATGGGTAAAGGAGAAAACTATGAAAGAGAATAAATTGTTAATGAACCAATTTGTAGGACAAAAATGCGGCAATCGGTTGATGAAGATGAATCTGCAATTCTTTGCTGATGGTGGCGAAGATGACGGTACAGATGGTGGTCAAGGTAGCGGTGAAGGCGATGGAGAAAGTAAAACAATTTCTTTTACTAGCCAATCTGAATTTGATTCTGTTGTTGACAAACGTATTTCTAAAGCTATCGAAACGGCACAGGCTAAATGGCAAGAAGAAGCAGACAAAAAAATCAAAGATGCTGAGAAAAAAGGTCAAATGTCTGCCGAAGAAAAAGCGCAATACGAGTTGCAACAAGAACGTGATCAATTAGAAGCCGATCGTGTGGCTCTGAAGCGGGATAAAGACGAAGCGGGCACAATCAAACGCCTTGCTACTGATAAACTGCCTGATTCGCTCTCAACTGTTTTGGCACCACTGTTCGGCGGTGATGAAAAGAATTTGGATGAAGCTTATGGCAATGTATCTAAAGCCTTTCGTGAAGCAGTTGAACAAGCAGTCAACATTCGTCTTGCAGGATCAGCTGATAACCCAGCAGGTAACGGTGATGGTTCAGGTGCAGAATCAATCGGTAGTCAATATGCCAAAAATGCAAACAGTCGTGCAAAAGCAGACAATGACAACTTTTGGAAATAAAAAATAGGAGGAAAAACAAATGTACGTAAAACCAATTAAAACAGCTGAGCATTTAAACTTCTTAGCTAGTGCAAAATTTCAAAACTTTACCTATCAAGCTGACAAATCTTTCGAAGCAGGTGAAATCTATCCAGCGAATGACGCTACAGCTTTAGGTATTGTATTTAATTCAGTAACAGTGGATGCTGACACAGGCTCACAACCAGTAGCAATCCTTGTGGGTGGTTATGTATTGGCTGATCGTTTGCCAGAAGCGCCAACGGATGCTGCCATCATTGCACTGAAGAATATCACCTTCTTAGATGCTGATAAAAAACCAAAAGTAGCCGCTGACAGCGGAGAATAAAAGAAAGCAGGAGGAAATAAGCATGCCAACAATTATGGAATTATTTACACAAAACGAAGTTTTAAGCTATGTTCGTGATCGCGAATATAAACCTTTACTAGGTGAAACACTCTTCCCAGAGCGCAAACAACCGTCTTTGAAATTGGATCAATTAAGCGGTGGTAGCCGTATCCCTATCGCAGCATCTATCCACGACTTCGATACTGAGGCTGAAATCGGTAGCCGTATTGCTAACAAGCAAGAATTAGAACTAAGCTTGATCAAACGCAAAATGCAATTGAAAGAAACAGACATTATTGCATTAGAAAACCCACGTACACCAGCAGAACAAGCGTATCTAGTAGGACAAGTTTACAACGACATCGATTCATTAGTAGCTGGTGTCCGCGCTCGTGTGGAAGCTATGCGGATGGAAGTATTAGCTGCTGGTCAAGTAACGGTTAAAGAAAACGGATTGAACTTCACGCTTGATTACCATGTGCCTGCTGAACATAAAGAAGCTTTGACTGGTACAAATGTATGGACGAATGAAAATTCTGATCCATTAGCTGATATTGAACGTTGGATTGATGCATTGGATACTAAGCCAACTCGTGCATTGACTTCTCGAAAAATCTATCGTGCACTTGCTACCCATCCTAAAATCATTGCTGCAATCTTCGGCAAAGATTCTGGGCGTGTAGTTTCTCAAGCTGATCTGGATGCATTTATGGAAACTCATGGTTACCCCGTGATCCGTACTTACGATGAAAAATACAAAGTACAGGAAGCTGATGGAACATACACTACTAAGAAATACTTCCCAGAAAACAAATTTGCAATGTTCAATGACGACTTGCTGGGTGAAACATTATATGGGCCAACCGCAGAAGAAACTCGGTTGACTCGTGATCCAGCTGTCGATACCAGCTTAGTCGGAAACGTCTTAGCTTCTGTATATGACGAAACTCGTGATCCAGTCGGAACTTGGACGAAAGCTGTTGCAACTGCATTGCCTTCATTTGCAGCTGCTGATGAAGTGTTCCAAGCACAACCAATTTAGGTCTAGCTTATGAAGGTAAAAGTTAAAGATACCCCGGTGTTCTATGATGGACACCGGTATAAATCAGGAGAAACACTTCAAATCGACAAGAAGTATTTTAACTCAACTCTCTTCGAAGAAGTACAACAGAAGAAAAAAGCTAACTCAAAGGAGTGATAGCTTATGAACGAACAAAATCAAATCGCCCTTGATAAGCTTGCGATCGAACTAGGGCGTAAGTTTTCTATTACGGATCCAACGGCCATTGAAGTTTTGAAAGATGATATCAAAGATGCGATGTATGATGCCTTGGATTATTGTAGTCGTGATGTGCTTGTTGGCAATATGTCGTCTTCTGTTAAAGATTTGTATATCTTTCGCAGAAATACTGAAGGAAACGAAGGAGAAACCGCTCGTACTGAGGGCGGAGTATCTCAATCCTTTGAAATTGGTGTTCCTGCAAAGATTCGATCAAAACTCAATCGCTATAGAGTGGCAAAAGTGAGGTCGTTCAGATGAGACTTAGAGAACGAGACTTGCAAACAGTCTACCTAAAAAAGCGAAAAGTCACTCATGACGAAGAAGCAGAAGAAATAATCACATACCCATTTGAACCAATTGAGTTACGTATGAATGTACAAGCTGCAAGCGGTTCGGTAAACGCCCAAATCTATGGCAGCAAGCTTGAAACAATGAAAGCATGTAAATACCAAGGTGACAAGATCAACGAAGGACAAAATGAGTTAGACGGTATTTGCGTCTATGTCGGCAAAAATGAGGAACCAGACTTCACAATCAAATCTATCCAGACATTTTCGACACACAAGAACATTATGCTAGAAAGGAATGATAATCGTGGGAGTTGAAATCAAAGGCTTTGAAAGTTTACGGCGAAAAATCAAAGCAATACCGCAAATCTTAGATGATGCGATGTGGGATGCGACTTTTGAAATCACTGAGTTGATCAAACAAGCCGCTGAATTGCGATTATCGTCTAGCATGAAATATTCTAGTGGTGAATTATTGGGAAGTTTGAAGAATGAAGTTGTGATTAATGCACAAAACCAAATTGTTGGACGTGTCTGGTCCGACAAGCAAGAAGCGCTTTTCCGAGAAGTTGGTACTGGTCCTGTCGGTGAAGCTAGTCAAAAAGACTTACCAGAAGGATTTACACCAGTTTACTCGCAAACAGCATGGTTTATTCCAGCAAAAGATGTTGCAGTTGATTTGGAAGCTATATACGGTATTCCTCGTGTGACTGTTCAAGGTACAGACTTCTACATTACCAAAGGACAGCCAGCACGACCGTTCTTGTATCCTTCTTTAATAGATTTGATAGGTGAAGCACCTGAAATCTACAAAGAACATGTACAACGCAAATTAAGGGAGTTGAAGTGATGGAACGAGTGAATATGAAGACAGTCACTGTTGAAGTATTGCAATCCGTTACTGCTATCAAGAAGATTGCCACGGACTATCCTTCAACTTGGAATACATTCCCATTGGCTATTTATAGGACAGCCAATAAACCACATCAGATTGATTCGTTGGGTAATGAGTTACAAACAGATTGGACAATCACAGTTGAATTATACGGAGACAAAAGCCAGACCAGTATTGCTGAAAGTGTTTTAAGCACATTCGGGTGTATTGGTTTTTCTGGTACCGCTAAAGATGCTAACACGGCTGATCTGAAGCGAATCATCGTTGAAGTGTCAGCTGTAGTTGATAACGTAACGAAATATGTTTACAAAAAATAGGAGGAATTACACATGGATTTTGCAGGACTATTATCAAAGGGTACCGTCTTAACCTACAAAGATGGTGCAACAACTAAAACTGTAGCAGCAGTTAAATCTATCCCGGCATTGGGCAGTGACCCAGAAAAAGTTGATGTTACACACTTGGGATCAGAAAAGAAAGCTTATATCAAAGGTATCGAAGATGTAGATAACTTTGAATTTGCGATCGTTTATCAAGGGGACAACTTCCGAGATGTCCATGCATTGGTTGAAACTGGCAAATCTGTGGCTTGGACAATCACTTATCCAGACGGATTGAAAGCTGAATTCACTGGCGAGCCTTACTACAAATTTGATGGAGCTGAAGTTAACCAAGCGATTGGGTTTAACTTAGGTATCGTTGTAAGTGACGGTCCAGATATCACGCCGGCACCAGCGCCGGGGGAGTAACAACCCCTGAAGATACCACAGGGGACATTGCAGACGAAACAGAGACTGAGGGATAATCCTTAGTCTCTATTTTTATAAATTAGGAGGAAACATACATGACAAAAAGCAACGTAGTACAAATGCCAAACACTAAATCATTTCAATTAGGAGACTTAACTTTACAACTTCGATTAGATGGTAAATCTATTTTAGCAATCGAAAAACGGTTGGATGAAGGGATCATGGGTCTTTTTGTTAAAAAACAAGGCGAAATCAAATTACCACCAGCCAACAGCTTATTGATTATCTTGCAAGGTGCCAATAAAACAAGCGGCGTGACAGATAAAGCAATCGTTGATGCGTTTGAGCAATACATTGAATCAGGGAAAACAACGATGGATCTATTCGGCGAAATTAATGACTTCTTGGATGAAGCTGGTTTTTTCGGAAAGAAAGAAACGGCGAACGAAGCGACAGATGGAGAATCTTTGGATCAAACGAACAGCGAAGACAGTCTTCTGTAAAAAACTTCGATAATCTATCCGAAATGCTTGAATTTATGTACCCACAAGCGGTCGAATCAGGAATCCCTGCCACTGACTACTGGGGAATGACGCTTGAAGAAATCATGATACAAGTTCAAGCCAACAAGAAAATTAAGGAGAATGAGTTACAAGAAAAAGCATTATTCGACTATTCACAGCAAAGGCTGGCCGTTTTTGCATTTAATGATCCGAAGAAGTTTCCAAAATTTGAAGATGCTTATCCATTTCTTAAACAAATTGAACAAGCCGTTGAAGAAGCGAAAACGGAGGAAGAAACAAAGAAAGAAGCTATGCAGCGTGAGCAAGAAATGTTCTTGGCCCAAGCGCAGGCTATCAAAGCAACAAGAGAAAGAAAAAAACTCATAGAAGGAAGGTAGGTGAGAAAGCATGGGATTAGAATTAGAAACACTTGAAGTCCTGTTAGATATCAATACTGCTCGAGTTGAGCAATCCCTAGAGAGTGTATTGCCAAAAATTGAGGGCGCAATGAGTAGAATCCAACAAATGTCCGGTAACTCAATGGATCGCACAGAGAAAAATATGGATATTGAAAAAGGCGTTAGCAATTTCACGAAACAACTAGAAAAAATGAATCAAGCACTAGAAAAGACATTAGCAAACTTTGAACGATCGACAAAGCAATCGTCTGAGGCTGCTGGTGATAATTTTGCAACAGGTGTGCGTAAGGCACGTCCGAAGGTTACCAAGGAAATCGATGCGATGGTGAATGAGATCAACGCCAAGATGGGACAAGCAAAAGCAGCGCAAGAAAAGGTTGCTTATCTGAAATCGCAAAGACAAACGGCATCGAGTCAAGGGGATACAGGAAAAGTCGTTAAATACGATGAACAAATCGCCCGAGCGCAAGCTCAGATGACGAAATTCCAAGATCAAGCAAAAGGTATGGGGACTACAATTAAGCGTGAATTAGACGCTGTTCCATCTTCCTTGGAAAATATAACAAAAGGCATGAGCCAAAACGAAGCCCAAATTGAAGCGATGCGAAAACGAATTCGGACGTTGAAGGCAGAATACAACGATCAACGTGTGCCAACTGGCAGCTTTACATCTGGATTCAAGAATTATGAAGATACTCCTCAATCACTGAAAACGTCTGGTGAGATTCAAAAGCAATCTATCAAGATGAACAAGCTTATAAGTGACAATGATCGTTTGCAAAAGGAATACGCGCAAACAGAAGACCGTGCAGACGCATTGAGAAAGGCGCTACAACGAGTTAACTCTGCTTTGGGTCAATCATCCATACAAACAGGCAACGCTTCTAGCGGCGCTAGTATGACAGGCACAGGACTGAAGCAATCTGAGAGGGCTGTTTCTAAATATGGCGGTGTGTTCAACCGCATGTCCAATGCTGTTTCACACGGATTCGGGAGCGTCGGAAATGGCTTAAGGAACTCTCTTGGATTTATTGGAAAGTTCGGAAGTCTATTTTCTAGTAATTCCAACAAAGTTACAGCTGGAACAAATCGAATGACAGGAAGCACGAATGCTTTTGGTCAGTCAATGAAATATCTGTTACCTTCATTGGTTGTTTATCAGCTGTTAGGTGGCGCAATTACCAAACTAGCTAGCGGTATGATGTCAGCGTTGAAAACGAACGATCAATTCAGCGTCTCGTTGAATCAGATTAAAGTCAATCTTATGACGGCATTCTATCCAATATACACGGCAATCTTACCAGCGTTGAATGCGTTAATGAGCACAGTAGCCCAACTCACGGGGCAGCTTGCTTCATTTATTGCAATGTTATTCGGGACAACCTATGATGCGGCAAAACAAGGCGCTAGTGGTTTGTATGACAATATCCAAGCGCTAAACGATACTGGTTCTTCTGCAAATAAAGCCAATGAGAAAGTGAAAAAACTACAAAAATCTCTTATGGGATTTGACCAAATCAACAAGCTAACGATGGATACGGATGATGAAAAGAAGGAAGATTCCGCAACTCCTGGCATTGATTTTGGTTCAGCCACAGGCACTTATTCAACGCCTAAATGGATGAGAGACATCCAAAACTTGTTGAAGGATTTCTTCAAACCATTTCAGGATGCATGGAAAAATCAAGGTAAACGAGTGATCGATGCTTGGAAGTATGCATTAGGTGAAGTAATAGGTTTGGCTTCTGCTATAGGTAAGTCATTTATGGAAGTTTGGACAAACGGAACGGGTCAATTATTCATTGAGAATATCCTGATTTTATTAGCAGATGTACTTGGCATAATTGGTGATATCGCTGGTGCTTTCAAACGTGCATGGGAAGATGATGGACGAGGAACAAGACTGATTCAATCGTTCTTTGATATGTGGAATCGAATCCTTGAATTGCTGCATGAAATTGCTGTTGCTTTTCGTAATGCATGGAATGATGGCCGTGGAGAAAGTATAGCTGCCAACATCCTTGAAATCTATACGAATATCTTCAACACAATTGGCAATATTGCGGAACAGCTTAAAAAGGCGTGGAAAGAAGGAAAAGTTGGAGAATCAATCTTCGGAACAATCCTCGATGCAGTAGATGATTTGTTAGGCAACATCAACAGCATGACAAAAGCCACTGAAGAGTGGGCAAAAAACCTTGATTTCACGCCATTACTTAAAGCGATAGATGGATTATTCAAATCGATTCGACCTATCCTGAAAAATGTTGGCGATGGTCTTGAGTGGTTGTATAAAAACGTTCTGCTACCTTTAGCAAGCTTTTTCATTGAAGACTATGTACCTAAGTACTTTGATATGTTCTCAGCAGCATTGAAGGTCTTAAACCAAGTGATTGAGATTTTCAAACCAATCTTTAAGTGGTTCTGGGATGTTGTTATTGTTCCTCTTACTCAGGTGGCTAAATTCCTGATTATTGGACAAATTGAACTCTTAACAAAAGGTCTGGAATTTCTTGCTGGGGTGCTGGAAAAAGTTGCTAACGCTGTTAAGAATCCTAAAAAAGCGATTGGTGAACTTAAAGATGTTATCGATGATCGCTTTGGCAAAATAATGAAGACTGTTTCAGATACTTGGGGCAATGTCCAAAAATGGACCAGTGACACTTGGAATAATGCTAAGAAAACAGTTACTGAGAAAGCTTCTGATATCTGGAATAATGTTAGCGGTCGATGGAGTGACATCAAAAAGAATACAAAGGAAACTTGGGATACTTTTTCCACAGATATATCAAACAAAGCAAGGACAGCTAAAGATAATGCATCAAATCGTTTACAAGAACTTCGGAATAACGTTTCTGATCGATGGAATAATGTCAAAAATAATACTGTTGATAGATGGAATGACATTCGTGATAAGGTTTCAACTTCAGCTAATTCAGCTAAAGAAAAAGCAAGTACTGCATTTAGTAATTTAAAAACGAGCATGGGAAGCTCGTTCGATACTATGAAGACAAATGCTTCTGAAGCTTTCGGAAAGATTACCGGTTGGGCTAATGAATTAGGAGAAAAAATCGGGAAAGGGCTTGGCAATGGTGCTAAGAAAGTTAAAGAAGGAGCAGGTAAAATTTTCAATGGCATGGTAGGAGTAATTGGAAAAGGTGTCAATGGTGTTATCAGCGGTATCAACTGGGTACTAAGTAAGGTTGGAGCAGGAGACAGCGCTCTGAAGAAATGGACTATTCCTACTTATGCTAAAGGTACCGGCTATCATCCGGGCGGACCTGCTTTAGTAAATGATGGATTAGGATCTAATTATCAAGAAGCTTATCGGACACCTGATGGACGTACTGGTATCTTTCCAGCGCAAAGAAATCTGATGGTTAACCTTCCAAAAGGAACATCTGTCTTAAGTGGTCCGAAGACTGCCGCAATGTATGGTGTACCAGCCTATGCAAATGGCGTAGGTGAATGGTTAAAAGAGAAATGGGATGGCGCAAAAGAAATTGCATCGGATATTTGGTCTTATGCATCAAATCCTAAGAAGCTTTTGAATGCAGCAATTTCCAAATTCGTTAACTTGAAAGGTGCTGTTGAACCAGCTTTATCAATGGCGAAAGGTTCCGTTGGTACGATTGCAGAAGGCTCCTATGAATGGTTTAAATCGAAGTTCGACGCAGGATATGAAGCACAAAATAGTTCGTTTGATGGATCAATGGGGAATTGGGGTGTATACAAATACCTATATGATATCGCCAGAAAAACCGTCGATCGATATCCTGGTATGAGAATCACTTCTGGCTTTAGACCAGGTGATCCACATTCCCACGGCAAGCATCAAGCGATTGACGTTGCTTATCCAGCAAGTATGAACGGATCTTCGAAATACTTTGCTCCAGCGAACTGGGTGTTTGATAACTTTGCTTCAAAAGTAGCTTATGTAATCACTCAAGGTAAAGTTCGAGACCGAAAAGGAATGTCCGGTACTGGATCAAGTGGAAGTTGGGTAAGATGGCCGCAGAATGACCACTACGATCATTTGCATATCAATGGCTCACTTGGAGCAAGCGACATAGACAAGAATGCATCGTTTGGTGCATCTGGAGGTGCAGCAGTTGCTGGTAAGTATGGTTCATCAGTAGAAAGATGGCGATCGACTGTCAATAGCGCATTGAACAAACTAGGTATTTACTCACTAGCCAATGCAAATCGCACGCTTTACCAAATGAAGACTGAATCAAACGGTAATCCTAACGCTATCAACAATTGGGATATCAATGCCAAAAATGGCACACCTTCTAAAGGATTGATGCAGGTCATTGATCCAACATTTAGAGCCTATGCAAGAAGCCCGTACAACAAGAATATTTGGGATCCTATGTCGAATATTTTGGCTTCTATGAGATATGCATTAAGTCGGTACGGATCATTGGCAGCAGCTTATCGAGGTGTTGGATATGAGAACGGTGGCTTAGTTACTCAAGACGGTTTATATCGTATGGGAGAAGGCAACAAGAAAGAGATGGTCATTCCACTTGAGAAACCTCAACGTGCTGCTGAATTAATCCAACAAGCTGTTGAGTATCTTGGACTTGATATGTTCAACTCAAGCATAATGTTGCCAGAAATGTTCCAAACACCAACATTCACACCGTCGAATAGTACGTTTAGTAACAATAACCAAATGAATTATGAAGGTGGTGGCATGAAAGACTTCACTTCATCTATGGTAACAACATTGATGAATGCTATTTCTGCATTGGGTGCTACACCAACACAAGCGCCAAATGGCGATATTGTCATTAATATTGGCGGTAAAGAATTCGGTCGTATTGCAGTTAAAGAAATCAACAAATACCATCAGCAGCTTGGTTATACAGAATTAAACATTTAGGAGGATTGATCTGATGGCTGGATATTTGAAAATTAATGGAGTTACGATCAAGACTCCTAAAAAGTTTACTGCGGGTATACAAGCAGTTGATGGTGATTCTGGTCGTAATGCGAAAGGCGATATGACTCGTGATTATATCACTACAAAACGGAAAATGGACCTTGAATGGGGTGCCTTAACAGATGCGGAGATTTCACCAATTTTAAAAGCGGTGATGTCTCCTTTTTTTGAAGTCACTTATCCCGATCCCATGGAAGGCGGCATCGTTACAAAGACATTCTACGTCGGCGATCGATCAGCTCCAGCATATTCATGGCATGACAAATTGCCTAAATGGGAAGGGCTAACGATGAGTTTTATTGAAAGGTAGGTGGGGTAATTTTGTTAGTCACAACAGATGACGTAATAGCTTCTTGGTTAAGCCCTTCAAGACAGCTATCTATTCGAGTCAAAATGAATAATGTTACGTATGGGAGTGAGGATATTACCTCACTCTCTTTTGATTCTGGCAGTATTTCTGGTGAAACATACCAAATAGGATCTACTTACATGAATTCTATTCAGCTAGTTTTTCCTTCGATAATTGAAACGGTCAAAGAAGATTTAGAGGTAATACCTGAACTTGCTGTATTAGTAAATGGTAATTACGAATACACAAAGCTTGGACACTTCTTTATTGATGAGTTTGAGAGAAACAGAAACAGCAATACTACAACGATTAAAGCAACTGATAAGATGCGTTTCATGGAAGGGCCGTATGAGTCCAAACTGAGTTATAAGAAACCATATAGAGAAGTGGCTTTGGAGGTAGCAAATCTTGCAGGGGTCGAAATAAATGAATCATCATTTTCTGCTCTGGGAACAGCTGCAATTAACAAACCAGAAGGATATACATTCAGACAAGCAATTGGGTTAATCGCACAGTTCGAAGGCGGTTTTGCCAGCTTTAATCGAAATGGTGAGTTGGAGATCCGAAGATTAGCTCCTACAAACTTTGAAATTACACCAGAAAGTTATATGTTAAAAGGATTTACAAAAAATGAGGTTAGCTATCGAATTGGCGGAATAACAGTAAAAACGGGTGAAGAGGAGACTGATGTCATTCGTGTAGGGTCAACAAATGGCTCTCAAGTTCAATTAGAAAACAAAGTTATGACCCAACAATTGCTGAACCAAATATGGGAATTAGTTAAAAATCTGAATTACTTTCCTTACGAGTTGAAATGGCGGGGGTGCCCACCACTTGAAGCTGGTGACTGGATTTACATTACGGCAAATGATGGAACGAAATATTCAGTTCCCAATCTGTCTTATAGTATTACATTTAATGGCGGGATGTCGGCTGAATCAAAAGCAACAACAAGTTCAAGCTCGCAAGCCACCTACAAATATAGAGGACCTCTGAATCAACGAGTTGATTATCTTGATTCTATTTTAAGCTCAAATAATTGGAACTCGAATTACTATGATACAACCGAACCTCGTAATCCCAAAGAAGGAGATATTTGGTTTAAACCTAATGGACAAGATACTGAGATATGGATTTATAGAAATGTAGATGGTGTCTTAAAATGGGTAATGGAAATCACATCAGCCGGTGATCCTGAGTTGCTTGCAGCCATTGAAGATGCTAAACAAGCAGGACAAGATGCAGAAACGGCAGCCAAAGAAGCTAAAGAAGAAGCGGAGTCAGCGAAGCAAGCAGGAGAAAATGCTGCAAACTTAGCCATACAAGCTGGCTTAGATGCTCAAGCAGCTAAAGATAAAGCAGATGCGATAAAGATTGATGTGAATGGCCTGGTTTCTGATGTAGCTACTATCAACGGTACGGTATCATCAATCAGCAGTAAGGCTAACCAAGCGTATGATAAGGCGAATGCTGTGGAAGGCAGAACAGCAACGCTTGAAACCTCAGTTACTGGATTAACTGGCAGGTTGACTGATGTTGAATCGACTGCCACAAGTACAACGAAGAAACTGAATGAATTAGTTGTAACAGTTGATGGGCAGAAGCAAACGTTGGCAACTGTAACGACAACAGCAGAAAGTGCTTTGAATAAGGCGAATGTACTAGAAACAACTGTTGATGGGGTAAGTAGAACTATATCTAGCGTACAAACGGACATGGCAACAAAAATCACTGATCAAAGCTATGCTACCTCTTCGAGTGCAGATGCAAATATAAGAAAATGGACTCTTATCGCAAAAACTAAGCTTACTGCTCGGTACCAAGATATTCGGGTTGGTATTGATTTTATTGGATCAGGAGCAGGAAATTCTAAAACCACTCTTGGTCGTATATTTCTAAACCACAAACAACAGGCAATTATGGGGCAAAACAGTTTGTTCGAGATATCTATATCGGATACCTCTTTAGTTACAGCTAGTGATCTTGTAGCTATAGAAGTAACCACGAGCGAGTCTCTTAGTGAAGTTTGGTATTACATGAAGTGGTCTCAAACCTATACGGCATTCAGAATGACACCATTTAATAAAGCGGGCTCAGGAACAATTGAATACATGGCTACACAACCTTTTATGACGGAATTGCCGCCATATAATGCCATACAATATGGAGTTGAAAGAGGTTCTCTAGCTAGTAATACTGAAACCATTACAAAAGTAAATCAGGTCTCGGAAACAGTTGACGGACACACACAATTAATTGCAACAACAAAAACGACTGCTGATTCAGCACTTACTAAAGCAACGCAGGTCGAATCAACAGCGAATGGCTTGAAAACAACAATATCAAGCGTTGAGACAACCGCCAACACTGCTTTGACCAAAGCAACACAAGTTGAAGCTACGGCGAGTGGATTAACGAGTTCAGTCGGAGACATTCAAACGGATATCATCGATCTAACAAACAGGTTCTCTGACTTCAACTTCAAGAAGCAGACACCTAAGCCTACCCTTGAAGGAGCTAACATAACTGCTTCTTACGATGCGAATGGACTTGTACTTTCAAATCCTGCCACATCGGGCAGTCAGCGTGCTTACTGGTCTCTGCCTAACATTGTAATAGGAAAAACTTATAACATTAAAATATATGCCAATGTAGGAGCTAGCGCTGTAAATCGTGAAATAGAGGTGGGTTTCTCTGGCGGAGAGAATGTTAAGTTTAGTTATCCTAACACTACGGCCGCGTGGATTTCCGGAACTGCTAAAGCAAACGGGAACGGGGTAGCTTTGTCTTTCTGGATTCCTAATGGTGTAGCACTAAGACTTCGGGAGCTCTATGTCTATGAAGCAAACACAAATATTACTTCATCACAAATAACTCAGTTGTCGGATATTATCAATTTAAAAGTTTCAAAGAATGATGTAGTGAATCAAATCAATATCTCGACAGACGGCGTTTTGATTTCAGGGAATAAAGTGCAGATTACTGGCCAGACATACATCGAAAACGCAGTTATCAAAACAGCGCACATTGCCGATCTTGCTGTTTCTAACGGTAAAATAGCTAATCTCTCTGTGACTGAAGGTAAGATAGGCGATGCAGCAATCACCAATGCAAAAATTGGAAATCTGGCAGTTAGTACGGCTAAAATAGCAGACGGAGCAATTGTGAATGCGAAAATTGGCGACGCAGCGATCACTAATGCCAAAATTGCGGATGCTACGATATCTAGTGCCAAAATTATTAACTTGGATGCAAGTAAAATAGTTGCAAACTCGTTAGCGGCGATAACTACAGAAACAGGAACGCTAAATGTAACTGGTTGGCTCACAATGGCCACAGAAAACAGAGGGATGATGGGGACTTACGATTTCGGCGATGGTTACGCAGCGGCGTTTAATTATCGTTGGTTTGTAGGCGACTGGCGCTTGTCACATCGTCACTTAGTTTTTACTGGCAAAATATATAACGTGACTAGCTCCAACACACGAGGTTCTTATTTATATGATGCTGAGTCTTTTTATGGGAACGACTATTTAAAGATGCGTCAATATAACTCGAGCGGGAAGTTATTGAACCGTATTGATATAAATTCAGATGCAATTACTATGAGTAATGAAGACTGGGGCGGCGCATCTCAATCTATAATACGTTCTGATGGAACCTCATACTTTAACGGTAGAGGTTCTTTTGCTGGATTAGATGTATCAGCACCAAATAATGTCGGGCTAAGAACTCATCGTATTGACGCTCCAACAGGCATTGATTCATTTAAAATCAACGACAACCGAGCTATAACAGACGTCAACTTTGGTATTTCGAATATTTATTTCAACGAAACTAAAACTTCCGCAGCTGATCTAAGAATTGGATTGGACGGGGTTGGTAAGACCATAGCCTCTCTTGCTGTTTACAACAGAACTTATAGCTCTGCTGCCAACGTAACGATTACATCTTCAGGTACATTAGGTCGCTCAACCTCGGCAAGCAAGTATAAATTAAATATTAGTGAAATCATGGATGCGGAAGACTTAGGACTCAAACTATTAACTGTCATACCTAAGTATTGGTTTGATAAATCAAATTCAGAGTTAGCTGCTAGAGATATGACCGAAGGAGAATTGTGTGATATTGACCCTATCACATTAAATCCACACTATGGACTCATCGCAGAAGACTTACGTGGAGCTGGACTTGATGCATTTATTTCTACTAATTATGAAACTGGAGAAATTGAAGGGATTGAGTACGACCGACTATGGGTTACATTAATTCCCCTTTTAAGAAAACTGGTTGAAAGTGATGTTCTTAAAGATGTGCGTTTGAATAAAATTGAAAGATTAATGGAGGGGATTTTGAATGGATAAAATTGTCATAACAGGACAATCTTTACAACAAGATAATTTGTACAAAGTATCTTATAAGGTTACTTTTGCGAACAACTCTTATGCTACGGGTCATATTTTTCTTGAGCAAAGCGAACTAGAAGAAATGGGCATGAAAGATATTAGAAAAGCTGTCGGAAAGGACTTGATTACTAATTTGGGAGGGGTTATAGAATGAATGTTGATGCAAATGAAGTCGTTAAAGAAATTGCTGGTCAGTTATCACAAGCCAATCTGGATAATGCAACTTTAAGAGTGGCTTTTAATCAAGTTGCGACAGAGTTGCAAGCATACAAAGATAAGTTTGGAACGTTAGAAGAAAGCAACAAGGATGCTGAATAGTCAGTGTCCTTTTTAAATACAAAATATTGGAGGAAGATATCATGGTATTAGATGTAAAAAAAGCAATCAGTATCACAGGAGATTCAAAAATAAACGGACAACGGGTGATTTATTTTTCAGCAACGGTCACAACTGATTCAGCAGGTAATACAAATATCAATCAGCAAATTGAAAACCAGACCTTATATCGTCAAAATCGTGAGGAATGTCGAAAAGATATTGAAGATTTTCAAGATAAAGTTTGGGCAGTTGAAGACGATCTAGTTGCAGAAGTTGAGGGGCAGGCGTAAGCTTGTTCCTTTTTCTTTTAGAAAGCAGGTGACCTATGTGGAAAGTGTTGGTATTGAAGTGGGATAGTTTGATTTTATCACTGGTTTCAATAATCTATGGTGTTCAACTTCTATTGTATCCAGATATTCTTCAGAGCTATAAAGTTTATCGTTTGATAGATGGGATGTTTGATCAGAAATTAATCAGTTTAACATTCGTTATGTTAGGACTAATGAAGTTGCTAGGTGTTGTATTAAACAAAAAGGTTCTCAAACGATTTTCACTGACAACCTTATCATTTTTATGGATGGTTTTTGCTATCTCATTCTTAATTAGTCCACCAGCAAATACAGTGTGGATATTCTCTCTAGCGATGGCGCTTCTAGCGTTTGGAATCGCTCTGAAAGAGGGTTAGATATGACAGAGCAGATGTGGATTGTTATATTGCCTTCGTTAGTAACTGGATTGATTACCTATGCAGCTACTAAGACTACGAATAAAACGAACTTAGCTGAAACGAACATCAAAAATGCAACTCAGCTTTATCAGAAGTACGAAGAACTGAATAAAGGATTGGAAGCGAAAGTTGATCGTTTAGAACACCAAATCGAAATCATGAAAACCAAATACGAAAAAGAGATAGCATTTTATCAATCAGAAGTTGAAAGACTAGAGGATGAGAACGAAGAATTGACAACGAAAATAATAAATGCAGAGAACGAACTACGAAATTTGAAAGGTGGAATTTAAATGGATTTATCAGTAGTAACAGAAAACTTTGTGCCGGTGATTGTGATTGCATGTTTGGTTGTTGGCTATATTATCAAGAATACGCCAGTTTTAACTAATAAGGTAAATGATTATATCCCATTGATCGTCGGAGTACTAGGCGCAGTATTAGGGCTTGTAATGAACGGTATAACGGTTGAATCTATTGTTTATGGTGCAGTTAGTGGGCTAGCGTCTACAGGGTTGCATCAAACATTTACCAGGATTATCAATCAAGGAGTGGCTGAATAAGCCGCTCTTTTTATTTTAGAAAGGATGATTTAAATGAGTTTTATTAAGTACGAGTATATCAACATGAACAAGTTTTCTCGCCCAGGTATCAGGAACAGCGGTATTAAAGGCATCATCATGCATTATACTGCAAACAATGGTGGCACAGCCCGAAACCATAAAATATATTTTAATAATTTAAGTGGTGTCTATGCTTCGGCTCAATTGTTCGTTGATGATATTGAAGCAATCTGCATTATTCCGTTGTATGAAGTTGCTTATCATGCGAATGATATTCAAAAATATGTAAATGGCCAACCGTACTATCCACTTAGAAGTATCTTAGGAAATGCTAACTACTCCACGATTGGGGTTGAAATGTGTTTGGATAAGAAGGGAAACATTACTGAAAAAACTTTCCAAAACACTGTTAAGGCTGTTAAAGAATTGATCGCTATCTATCCTAATATTACAAGAGAAAAGATTTGGCGACACTTTGATGTAACAGGTAAGAATTGTCCGGCTCCTTGGGTAGCAAAGCCAAGCGAATTAGAACGATTTAAAGATGCAGTCTTTGGCTCGAATGGGAATTCTAATAATAACAACACTTCATCAGAAAATCCAAGCACACCAGCTACTAAGCCAAGTTATATTACCTTATCAGTAGATGGTAAGTTTGGTCCAGCCACTGCAAGACGGTTACAGCAATATTTTGGGACCACACAAGACGGTGTCATCAGTCATCAGTATAAGCAGAAATTTAATCAAAATATTTATGCCGCACAATTTGATCAAACACTGAGAGGATCTAATGTAATACGTGCTTTGCAGAAATTGTTAGGAGTATCTCAAGATGGATTAATGGGTCAAGCCACAATCAAATCATTACAAAAGCGATTGGGTACTACGCAAGATGGTATTATCAGTCCAGTTTCAAACGTGGTATCTGCATTGCAAAAAGCATTGAATACTAACAAATTACCTTAGAACTATTTTGTATATATTTGCAA